GCGGCCAGCCCGGACAGGACGCCGACCCGAACGTCGCCACCGACGTCGAAGCTCCGACCCAGAACCGGATGCGCGCCGATGTTTTGCGTCCGTTCAACGCGGTTGCCGAAGGCCACGACCCCTCCCAGGTCGACCTGTCCGAACTTGACGCCCAACACCAGCAGGCAGCCGACCAGCTCGCCGCCGACTACGCCCAGCAGGTTACCCCGGACCAGCAGGCGCAGGCCGTCGAGCAGATCAAGGAAGCCGTCGTTGCTGGAGCCATCGGTACACTCGGATCCCTCGTCATCGACTACGCCGCCGCCAAGGCGCTGATCCTGGCCGCGATGCTCGCCTACGGCACCACCGCCGCCGAGCAGGCAGCGCGGGAAGCCAAGCGGCAGGGTGTCACCATCCAGGCCGTCGCGCCCGCCTCGACACAACTCGAAGGGCTCGCCGAGGCGACCGCCGCGACGATGGCGAACGAGCTGGCCACCTCCGCCGGCCGGGAAGCCGCTCGCTACGCCGGCGGTGCGACCATCCCGGACCCCGAACAGGTGACTGCGCACGTCGAGGCATTCCTACAGGGATTGTCGCCGGCCACCGCGAAGACGCACCTGGCCGGGGCGCTGGCCGCCGCCGGGAACCAGGCGCGGCACGGCACATTCACCGCAGGGCCCCGCTGCGAACTGATCGCCTCGGAGATCCGGGACACCAACACGTGCCCGGCCTGCTACGAGATCGACGGTCATTCGTTCGGGTTCTCCGACGATCCCGGTGCTGTCGCCGAGGCGTCCGCGGCCTACCCCACGTCCGGCTACATCGGCTGCGAGGGCGGCGAACGCTGCCGCGGCGCGTTGATCGCCCGCTACGAGACCGCGGCCGAGCCGGAGAACCGCCTCGACGGCGACGTGATGAGCATGCTCCACCGGCTCGTCGACCTCCTGGAGCCGGCTCACACGGCCCACATCAACGGACACGAACTCGAGGCGGTGTGATGGATCGGTCGCGCTTCAAGACCACCAGGACGATCGCGAACCTCCGCGCCGGACGCAACGACTGGTACCGCATCAAGGCCCAGGCCGGAGCCCCCACCCAGGTCATGGTGTATGACGAGATCGGCTGGTGGGGCGTCACCGCGCAGGATTTCATCGACGACCTCAAGGACATCCAGGGGCCCATCGACCTGCACCTGAACAGCCCCGGCGGCGAGGTTTTCGACGGGATCGCGATCCACGCGTTCCTCGCCGCACGTGGCAACGTCACCACCTACGTCGATGCCCTGGCCGCATCGATCGCGTCAGTCATCGCCATGGCCGGCACCGAGATCGTCATGGGCCGCAACGCCAGCATGATGATCCACGACGGCTTCGGGATGTGCATCGGCAACGCGGCTGACATGCGTGAGCAGGCCGAACTGCTCGACCGCGTCTCGGACAACATCGCGTCGATCTACGCCGATCGCACCGGCAAGCCGGTCGCGGACTGGCGGGCCGCGATGCTCGCGGAGACCTGGTACATCGGGCAAGAAGCAGTCGATGCTGGCCTGGCCGACCGGCTTGTGCCCCAGGCGGCACCGGCCGGCACGGGTCAGACGGTCGTGCCTGGGGCTGGCGGCGGCAACTGGGACGAGGATCTGCAGCAGATGGCTGCGACCTTCGACCTGTCGGTGTTCAGGCGCGTCCCGCAGGCGCTGCGGAACCAGATGTCCGAAGCACCGGAAACGGCGGTGCCCGAGCCCGAAGCCGTACCGCCGCCAACTCCAGAAGCCCCGCCCACCGAAGCCCCGGCCGAAACGGACCGGGGTTTCGTCGTTCCCGGGCCCGAAGCCGACGTTGAATCCGAACGGGGTCCGGACGTTCGTACCGTGGAGATCGAATGGAGCGGCGAGGGTTCCGGGGATGCGCTTCTGGCGTGGCTGCGCACGAACCTCCGCATCCGCGGTTCCGCAAATCAGGTTGCTGACCCCGACGACGGTAGCGATTCGCAGCGGATCCTCGGCCTCGAGTCAATGCCGCTGCTGAACAAGGCCATCCCGGTGCACCACACCGCCACCGAGGACACCGCATGGGACGGGCCGGCCGCCGTGGCGGCGATGCCCGCCGAATACGCCGACCTGCACTACTGCCACGCGTGGCAAAGCGCCGACGCCGACGAGTCCAGTCACACGCCGGGCGACGACGACGAAGACGACAAGAAGAGCGCCTTCAAGTTCCCGCACCACGAGAAGAAGGGCGGCCCGGCGAACCTCGCCGCCTGCCGCAACGGCAAGGCGCGCCTGTCCGGCGCCGACATCCCGGACGCCGACCGCGCGGGCGTCGAAGCCCACCTCCAAGCCCACCTCGACGACGCCGAGAAGGGCGACGACGAGACCAAGAACCACACCCACGACAACCCCGGCGACGCCTGGACGTGGGATCCCAAGCAGTTCATCCAGGCCGTGGAAGGGGCCCACTGATGACGACGATCACCATTCCCGAAGCCCCCCACGAGCTCGAGGAGATGCTCAACGACGGCCCGCGCATGCAGGCCGTTTTCACCGAGGGCAAGTTCGGCGACTTCATGAGGGCCTATCAGGCCAAGGTCGCCAAGAAGGACCCGGACATCCAGGCGCAGATCCGCGAGGGCGTGCAGCTCGGCATGGCCGAGTTCCTGGCTGCCAACGGCGGCGACGCCAAGGACGCGCCGCCCGTCGACCTGTCCCCGGGGCCGTCGGCACGCCCCTACGTCAAGGGCCTCACGTCGGCCGAGCGGGCGCTGAACAACCGGCACGCCCCGGGCCTGAAAACGGAGGGCATCTTCGCCGACTCTGCCGAGCTGTTCCAGGCCATCCAGGCCGACCGGGTCCGGGTCGCCCGCGACCCGCAGCTGCTGGCCAAGCGCGAGCGCTACGAGACCCTGATGAACTCCTTCGGGTCCGAGGTGCCGGCCGACGGCGGGTTCCTCATCCCGGAGAACCTGCGCAGCGACCTGCTGCAGGTGGCGCTGGAGAGCGCGGTCGTCCGGCCCCGGGCGCAGGTCATCCCGATGGACTCGCTGCGCGTCCCGATCCCGATGGTGGACTCCACCAGCAACGCCTCCTCCATCTTCGGCGGCATCACCGCCTACTGGACGGAGGAGGCCGCGAACCTCACCGAGTCCCAGGCCAGCTTCGGCCGCGTCACCCTTGACGCCAAGAAGCTGACGGCCTACGCCGAGGTTCCCAACGAGCTGCTCGCCGACGCGCCTGCCTTCTCGGCGTTCTTCGACAGCATCTTCCCCAAGGCCATCGCCTGGTACGAGGATGTGGCGTTCATGACCGGCTCCGCCGCCGGCGAGCCCCTCGGCTTCATCGGCTGCCCCGCGACCGCGCAGGTCGCGGCCGAGTCCGGCCAGCCGACGGCGACGATCGTGTGGGAGAACGTCGTCAAGATGTTCAGCCGCATGCTGCCGACGGCTCTGCAGAGCGCCGTGTGGATCGCGAGCATCGACACCTTCCCGCAGCTGGCCACCATGGCCCTGTCGGTCGGTACCGGCGGTTCGGCCGTGTGGCTGGGCAACCTGCAGAACTCCGGCTCGGCGGCGCCTCCGGTGTCGGTCCTGGGCCGCCCGGTGATCTTCACGGAGAAGACCAGCGCGCTCGGCACCGCCGGCGACCTGAACTTCGTCGACCTGTCGTACTACCTCATCGGCGACCGGCAGATGATGCAGTCGAGCTCCTCGACGGAGTTCAAGTTCCAGTCGGACAAGACCGCCTTCCGGATCATCGAGCGTCTCGACGGCCGACCGTGGATCCAGTCGGCGATCACCCCGAAGAACTCCGGACCGACCCTGTCGCCGTTCGTGAACCTGGCCACGCGCCCCTGACGCAGACGACCGGCTCACCCCTGCTCCATCCGCAAGACCTCCAGGCAGCTCCTCGACATCGAGGGGCTTTTTTCATGCCCGGAACCAGCGCCGTCCCCGGCCGGCAATAAGCCCCCGGCCGGGGGTTCGCAACGCGGCAGTGACGCCCCGCGCCAAGTACCCAGTCGGAAAGGCACATCATGGCCATCGAAGGTCTTGGCTACAAGTACAACGTGGTGCCGATCGCCGCGGGAGTCGCGCTGTCCATGCGTGACTGCTCCGGTATCACGTTCGTGTGCACCGGCAACGACACGTTCACGATCACCGTGGCGTCGTCGTTCGCCGGCTCGTATGCGACCCCCGGCAACATCATCACCCGCAAGTACACCTGCACGGCCACCGACGGTACCGCCACCTGGGTCAAGGCGACGCAGGCCGCGTCGAACGCGGTCACCATCGCTTCCGGCACCGTGTCCTTCGACGTGCTCGGCACGATGCTGCCGGACCCGAAGAACTACGTGAAGGTCTCCGCGGGCGGCTCCGGCCTGGTCATGGCAATCCTGCACGACCTGACCGTCCAGCGCGGCCCGGCGAACCTCGCGAAGGTGAGCGCCTGACATGACGACCCTGATCAAGAACCAGGACGTCCGCACCATCGCCCTGGGCATCGCCGTCGCACGGGCCACGGCAACGCTTCCCGGCGGCGCGACCGGCAACATCTTCACCGTGTCCGGCGGCCGGATCGCCGTGGTGTCCCTGGTCGGCGAGGTCACCACGGCCGTGCAGAACCAGGCCTGCACCCTGGCGATCGGCACGGCGCCGACCGTCGGCACCGGCTCGACCACAGCCATGGGGACTGCCACGTCCATCATCGCCGCGCCGATCGGCACCCACTTCGGGACCAACCCGGGCGGCGCGACGGTGGTCGACCTGTCCACCCAGGCCGGCGTGGCGCTGCCGTCGGCGCCGTTCGTGGTGAACATCGGCAGCATCACCATCACCACGTCGGCGACGAACACCGGCAGCGTCAAGTGGGACTTGGTGTACATCCCGCTGGACGTCGCCGCGCAGGTGGTGGCGGCCTGATGTCGTTGATGAGGTGCCGCGGCTGCTCCACCCGGTTCGCGGTGGGGCTGCTGCGGTGCCCACAGTGCCAGGCCGTTTCCGAGATCTACGCGAGGCCCGAGCATGAGGCGGACGCGGAGGAGGAGAACATGCCGAAGATCACCGTGGGCGGCGGGGCGTCGAACGCCCTGGCCGACACCGAAGAAGTTGCCAACGAGGTTGTGGCCGACGAGGTCATGACTGCGGAATTCGAAACGGCCGTCACGGATGGCGACCGCAACGAAAATGCCGCACCGGACGCCGAGATGCCCCCGGCGAAGCTGGCCCGCAAGACGGCGGCGAAGAAGGCGTCGCCGGCGCCGTAGTCGTGGCGGAGGTCCGCAGTGTCCTGGTACCAGCTCTATAGCATCCTCCAAGAGGCCGCGGCCGAGCGCGAGTACTGGGCCACCACGCCGCCGATGGCCTGCCCGAACGACGGAGAACCGCTGCTCACCACTCCATCGGGGGCCGAGAACGAGCTCTACTGTCCCTGGGGGGACTTCAAGTACCCCCGGGACTGGATGCGCCCCTCCCTGTAGGCACTCGCACCGGCAGGGGGTGTCATGGCCGTCTCGGAGCCCTGCTACATCACCCGCGAGGCCGTTAAGAAGGCCCTCGACATCAAGGCGACCGCCCGCTCGGACGACGACGTCGACCGCGCCATCCAGGGAGCGTCCCGCCAGATCGACAGCCAGATGCGGCGCGTGTTCTACCCCCGGGACACCACCCGCAAGTGGGCGTGGCCGAACCACCAGCGGGCCGTGCCGTGGCGCCTGTGGCTCGACCAGTGGGAACTGGCCGCCGTCCCCACCGACCCCGGCGCGGTCGTGTCCGGCGGCGTCACCATCCCGATTGGCGACTGCTTCTTCGAGCCGTTCAACTCCGGGCCGCCGTTCACCTACCTGGAACTCGACCGGTCGACGGTCGCGGCTTTCAGTTCCGGATCCACGCCGCAGCGCAGCATCTCCATCATCGGCACCTACGGGTACAACACCGCCACGGCGCCGGCGGGAACGCTGGCCGCCAACGTGACCGACCTGACCGGCACCACCCTGTCCGTCACCAACGGTGCCGCAGCCGGCGTCGGCGACATCGTGCTCGCCGGCACCGAGCGGATGCTGCTGACGGACAAGGCAATGTCCTCCACCGGCCAAACGCAGACCGGCTCGGGATGCGGCACGGCCAACCCCGGCGACACGGTCCTCACGCCATCCGGCGGGACGTTCTACGTCGGCGAGACGCTGCTGCTGGGCGGGGAACGGATGCTCATCACCGACCTGGCCGGCGCGAATGTTGTCGTCAAGCGGGGCTGGGACGGTACAAGCGCCGCCACCCACACGGGCGCCACCATCTACGCCCTCCGGTCGTGGACGGTGACCCGCGCAGCATTCGGCACCCCCGCGGCCACGCACACCGCCGCGGATCCCGTCTTGCGCTACACGCCACCGTCGTTGATCTCGCAGCTTGCGCTGGCCGAGGCTGAGAACAACCTGCTGCAGGGCCTCGCCGGGTACGCCCGCACCGTCGGCTCGGCTGACAACGAACGCCCCGTCTCCGGGGCGTCGCTGGCGGACATCCGCAAGCAGGCGTACAGCGCCTACGCCCGCCAGGCCAGGCTGCGCGTCGTATGAGCACCGAGGTTCACTTCGACGGGCCGATGTTCGACGGGCGCACCGTGGAGCAGCTCGGCAAGATGTGCGCGGACGTGCAGAAAACCGTCGCCGAGGCCGCCGAGGACACCTGGCAGTCCCTGATGGATGCCAGCTTCCGGCACCCCACTGGCGCCTACCAGTCGCACGTCAACATCGCCCACGACGGCCCGAACCTGGTCGTCAACGACGGCTGGCCCGAGAGCGACCTCGAATACGGGCCGTGGCTCGAGGGCGTCGGATCCCGCAACTCCCCGGTCACCCGGTTCCCCGGATACCACGCGCTGTCCCGCGCCGCTGCAGAGACCGAACGGAACATTCGCGTGCTGACGCAGCCGGTCGTGGACCGGCACATCGAGGAGATCAACCGTGGCTAATGGCTGGGGCGGCGCCGACCCGACACAGGCCTCCGACCCGACCAGCTACGAACTCGGCACCCAATACCACGTCAACACCGCCGTCAACGTCACGGCAGTCCGCGTGTGGGCCGGGCCGGGCACGGTGGCGGTTACAGGCCGCCGCGGGCACCTGTGGACCACGGCCGGCACCTTGACCGCGACCATCACCATGGCGGACAACCTGCCGGGCGGCTGGTCCACCTACAACCTCGACACCCCGGTCAGCTTCACCACCGGCGACCAGTTCGTCGTCTCCTACACTACCGGCGGCAACTACGGCGCCCTGTCTGGTGCGCTGAACGGCCCGGTGGATTCCGGCGATTCGGCCCTGACCGCGGTGTCGAACGCCACCGGGGCGCACGGCAACGGGTCGTTCACGCTGTCGCCGGGATCGTTCCCGACGAACGCCGGCGGCGGCACGTTCTACGGCGTCGACGTCGTCTACAGCACCGGCGGCGGCGGAGACCTCGCGATCACCGACTTCACCGTCACCTCCGACGGGACCGGTGCCGCGACCGCCACTATCATCGCCACCGAAACCGGCGGCCTGGCGGGCGCGTCGTACAGCATCGACTGGGGCGACGGGGCCAAGTCCCTCGGCTTGTCCTCCGGCATCGCCCACCACACCTACACGGCCGACGGCCTGTACGGCGTCCTCGGCTGGGTCACCGACTCCGCGGGCTCCTCGGTCTATGCGGCGGCCGGCATCGACATCACCGTGCCGGGGCCCGGCGTCGTCCCGCTGGACTCGACCGCGATCATCAACGCGGCCCTGTCCGACCTGGCGCAGACGGGGCTTTTCGAGACCGTCGAAGGACACGAACCGCGGTCGGCGCCCGGGAACGGCCTGATCGCGGCAGCGTGGGTGGAAGCCGTCGACCCCCTCGACAACGAATCCGGCCTGGCCTCCACCACGGCGCTCCTGCTCCTGACGGTCCGGATCCACCTGAACGCCGTTTCCGAGCCGCTGGACGCCATCGACCCGGCCATCACCCAGGCCGTGGACGCGGTGATGGCCGCCTACAACGGCGACTTCACCCTCGGCGGCCTGATCAAGAACGTCGACATCTTCGGCGTCCACGGCACGCGCCTCGCAGCCAAAGCGGGCTACGTTGCGATCTCCGGCACCGTCTACCGCTGCATGAACATCGCCGTGCCGTGCGTCGTCGGCGACGTCTGGACGCAGGCCGAGTAGAACCCACCCCCTTCGGTTTCGGCGCCCAGCCCATGGCGCCCCGTTGCGCCTGCCTTTGTGCGGGATACGCAGGAAGGACGGGCAGCAGAGATCACCAAGTCCAGCGGCCTCGGCGCTGCAATGCTCGTCGGCGGCTACGACATGTCCGGAGACGTCGGCTCACTGAGCAAGATCTCCGGTTCTGTGGCGCTCCTGGATGTCACCGGCATCAACAAGCTCGGATTCGAACGCATCGCAGGCCTGCGCGACGGCCAGATCACCTACAGCGCGTTCTTCAACCCGACGGCCGGCCAGGAGCACACCGTGCTGTCGGCACTCCCGACCGCCGACCAGCACACCATGTACCTGCACCGCTCGGCGCTCGGCACCCCCACCGCCTGCATGGTCGCCAAAGAGATCGACTACGCCCCGACGCGCGCGACCGGCGGCATGCTGACCTTCGCGATCACCGCCGACGCGAACTCCTTCGGCCTGGAATGGGGCCTGTCGCTGACGGCAGGCGTCCGAACGGACACGACAGCCACCAACGGATCCTCGATCGACGGCGGCGCCTCGTCCACCTTCGGCGCGCAGGCCTACCTGCAGGTGACAGCGTTCACCGGCACCGACGTCACCGTGACCATCCAGGACTCGGCCGACAACAGCAGCTTCACGAACGTCACCGGCCTGTCGTTCACGGCCACCACCGCAGCGCACACCGCGCAGCGGATAGCCACCTCGAACGCGGCCACGATCCGCAGATACCTGCGCGCGGTCACCACAACATCGGGCGGGTTCACATCCGTGTCGTTCGCCGTGATGGTCAACCGCAACCCGATCGCCAACCAGGTCTTCTAGGGGGCTGCATGTTCCGCCTGCCTCCCGGAATGCCGGTCACGGCGTACAAGACCTACCAGATCGTCAGCCCCCTCTCGACGCACTACCGCAACGGCACCTGCGAGGAGGCGAACTGCCCGGACTGGCGGTTCGGCTGGCGGATCCGCGTGGAGGTTCTGGACGCGCAGCAGCTGCACGACGTGCGGAACTGCGGGCGCAGGTACAGCGAAGTCCAGGTCGCCGAAAACGAGACGTGGCTCGTATACGAAGCCGGCCAGCCCTGCTTCCGGTCACCCCACAAGATCCCGCTGAACCGTCCGGAGCTGTTCGTTGTCCGCGGCGGCGACTGGCGGGGCAACCCCCTCGGCGACGTGTTCCAGCACTCCGGTGCCGAGTCGTGGGTTGACGACTTCGCCACCCACCAGGACCGGATCCAGACCGCCATCGACCGCGGCTGACCGCGCTCCCTCATTTCCGGCCGTCGGCAACGGCGGTTTTCGTATCCCTGCACATCAGAGAGGGTGTTGGCCTTGGCAAAGACCAGCGGGCTTTCGTGGACGACGCTCACCGTGGCAGATGCTGCAGCGTCGGCACAGGACCTCCGCAACGACATCACGAACCTCCAGTTCTCGACGCCGCGGGCCGTTCAGGACGTGACCGGCATCGACAAGGCGGCGAACGAGCGGCTGCTGCTGCTCGCCGACTTCTCGATCACCCTGAACGGGGTGTTCAACCCCGGCGCGAACGCTTCCCACGCCGTGTTCGCCACGATCCCGTCGACCTCTGTGGCCCGTGCCGTCGCGATGACGGTGTCCGGGAAGAGCCTGACGGCGAACTGCGTGCTCACCGACTACAACGTGACCCGCGCCACCGGTGGTGCTCTCACGTGGTCGGTTCCCGGCTCGCTTTCCGACGGCGCCGTCCCGACCTGGAGCTGACCGCCCACCCGCGCCCCCGGGCATTCTGAAAGGTAACGCATGGGCTTCGAAGCGCCCCGCATCATCGTGAAGCTTGACTTCGCCGGCACCGACCTGGAGGGGCTCGAGGTGCGCATGCGTTCCCAGTCCGTCGGGGAACTCTCGCAGGCCACGAGCCGCATGGCCGCCATGGCGGTCGTCGCCAAGCGCATGCTTGACATGGATGCCAGCGACGAAGAGTCCGCCAAGAAGGCGTTCGCGGACATCGACGCCGACTCGGTGTCCGGGGTTCGCGAAGTCTTCCAGGACTTCGCCGCCCACCTGGTGTCCTGGAATTTGCAGGAGGACGGCGTGCCGGTGCCGGCCACGCTGGAAGGCGTCAACACCCAGGACTCGACGTTCATCCTGCGCCTGTCGCGGGCGTGGCAGGAAGCCCTGTCGGGAGTTGGTAACCCTTTGCCGAGCGGCTCGAGCAGTGGGCGGCCACCGGATCTGTCGTCAATCCCGACGGAAGCGTTGGTGAGCCTCCCGAGCTGACCGAGGCCAACCTGATCCTCGGCCTGTGCGACCGGTTCCACTGCATTCCCGAGGTGGCCAGGGCCATGGACGCAACCGTGCTGCGGATGCTGAAGATCCAAGCCCTGGGGAATCCGCCGGACGAAACCCCCGAACAGCCGCCTGCTGATAGCTGGTAACTCCCCCGCGCGATGCAACGATCGGGGGCGGCGTCCGTGGCGAACACGATCGAGATCGTCGTCAAGGTCAACGATCAGGCGTCGGCCAAAGCTGCGGAGATCGAGCGGAAGCTTCGGGCCATTGGGGATGCCGCGAGCAAGTCCGGCGGGGCGTCCCACGCCATTGAGGTACCGGTCGAGCCCAAGCTGGGCGACGACTTCGAGGCCGAGTTCGCCCGGTCCATGGCCGAGGCGGACAAGGTCGGCGACGAGGCGTCCCGGAGCCTTCGCGGTTCGTTTTCATCGATAGAGTCCGGATCGCGGTCGCTGCGTGCGGCGATGGCCGACCTCGAGCCGGCATCGAACGGCGCCGGCGGCGGATTCGAGTCCCTGCGGGCCCGGGTTTCTTCCGCGGGCGACGCAGTGTCGGGGGCGGCGTCGCACTTCTCGTTCCTTGGCTCGCACATGGCTTTGATGGCCGAGATGGCGCTGGCGCTGGCTCCGGTGCTGGCCGCGATCCCTGCGGCGATGGGTGCGGTGGCTGCCGGCGGCGCGCTGATGGCGTTCGGCCTCGGCGGTGTGATCGCCGCCTTGAAGGACTACGGTACCCAGTCCGCGGCGGCCGGCGAGTCATCGGCACAGATGGCGCTGACCGCGTTCAACAACGCGGTCGCAATCCGCAACGCCGAGCAGGCGATCTCGGACGCCCGGCATCAGGCGGCGATCGAGGCGCAGAACTCCGCCGATTCGGTGGCGTCGGCACAGGAGCGGCTGGCGAACGCCCAGCAGTCCGAGCAGGACGCCACGGAGGCACTGAACCAGGCCTGGAAGGACGCCACCAACACCCTGGCGGACCTGAACAATGCTTCGGCGGACGCCTCGAACAGCGTGGCCGACGCGCAGTTGGCACTGACGCGGGCCCAGCAGGAGGCGGCCCGGATCACGTCCTCGTCGCTGTCGACAGATCTGGACAAAGCCGAAGCGCTTCAGGCCGTCCAGGACGCGCAGCAGCATTTGACGGACGCCCAGCAGCGCGCCCTGGAGGCGCAGCAGCAGGCCGACGACGCGAACGCCAAGGGCGTCGCCGGGTCGACGCAGGTCGTGCAGGCGCAGCGGGCGCAGGCGCAGGCGGCGCAGGGCGTGATGGACGCGCAGAAGTCGCTGGCGCGCGCGCAGCGGGACGCCGCGGAGGCGCAGCGCCAGTCGGCGGAGCAGGTGGAGAAAGCCGTCCAGAACCTTTCGGACACGTACAAGCAGCAGCAGCTTGCTGCCGCCGCAGCGGCAGCAGGCGGGGGTGCCGCTGCGAACAAGTTCGCGCAGGACATGGCCAATTTGACGCCGGCCGGGCAGGCGTTCGTCAAGCAGCTGCTGGCGATGAAGGACGGCGCGAAGCAGCTGTCCAACACTGCGCAGACGGCGATGCTGCCGGGCCTGACGCAGATGCTGAAGGACGCATCGCCGCTGCTCCCGACGTTCAACCAGGCCCTGAAGGACATGGGCGACGTGGTCGGGCACACCGCGACTTCGTTCGGGCAGCTGTTGTCGTCGCCCGCGTTTAAGGGCCAGCTGAAGCAGATTTTCAAGGACGGCGCGGATGCGGCCGGGACGCTGGGTTCGGCTTTCACGCCGATGGTCGGCGGGATCGTTCAGGCGGCGTCGGGTGCGGGGCCGATCCTGAAGGGCTTCGCGGACGGCGTCGCGAGCATCATGAAGGGCGGCCTGCCGGCGTTCTTCTCGGGGCTGACCTCGAACTCGTCGGGCGTCGGTCAGGGGCTGGCGGCGCTGGGAAGCGGGATTTCGGGGGCGCTCGGGCCGATCGGGCAGCTTGCTGGGGCGTTCGCGGGGGCGCTGGGTCCGGCCCTGAAGGACCTGTCCCCGATGTTCGTGGACCTGGTGACGCAGATCGTCCAGGGGCTGCTTCCGGCGATCAGCTCGGGTGCGCTGCCGCAGGCCCTGGACGGGTTTGTTCAGCTGATCGGGGCGCTTCTGAAGATCCTGGAGCCGCTGATTCCGGTGATCTCGCAGGCCTTGGTGGGCGCGCTTAGGATCCTCGGCCCACTTCTGAACGGATTGGCGAAATTCCTCCAAGATAACGCGGGGTGGCTGAAGTACGTGGCGGCCGGGATCTTGGCCCTGATTTTCCCGATGCAGTCGGCCGTCATTGCCGTTTTGTACCTTTGGGACCACTTTAAGGGCTTTCGTGACTTTGTGCACCAGATGATCACGGATTTGCACAACTGGTTCTTCGACGTCTGGCACTTCATCAACCACATCTGGCAGGACCTGGCCGAAGGCACGCGCGTGGCGTGGCTTTTGATCAAGTCGTACTTGATCAATCCGATCGTGGACGGCTACAAGTTCGTTGTTCAGAAGTTCGACGACATCAAAACGTACATTAAGGGCCTACCGGGCGAACTTGCTAAAATCGGTAAGGGCATGTGGGACTGGATCGCCACCGGAATCGCGAACGTCAGCGCGGTTGTATCGGGAAACTTCCACACATTTGTCAATGGCCTGATAGCTGGGATCAACTGGGCGATCGGCTACGTGAACGGCGCCACGCAGAAGATCTCCGACGCGTGGACGTGGATCCCAGGGGCCGGAGGCAGCGGCATCCCGCAAATCGACAAGATCCCCACCTGGCACGCCTTCGGCGGCGCCGCCGGCGGGCTGTCCGCCATCATCGGCGACAAGGGCGTCGAGCTGATGAAGCTGCCCGACGGCACCCAGATCATGCCCGCGTCCAACACGCGCTCCGCCATCGAAAGCGGCCGCTTTGGTGGCAACGCGACCGTACAGGTTGAATGGGTCGGCGGGAACGCCGGCGACGAGTTCATGCGGTGGTTGCGCAAGAACATCCGCATCGTCGGCGGCGCCGGTTCCAACAGCGTCCAGCGGGCCCTGGGACAGACCGCCTAGCTTGACGGCTTCCCGGCCGCGTTCACCGTGGCGACCACGTCTGCGGGCAGCGTCCACGATACGAACCCGCCGGTGAGGAACCTCGCCTCGATCGTCGTTGGCCCAGTACACACGTCGATTGAGTTCCACTTCAGCCAGGCGTCAACCACGTCGCCCTTGACCGTCTGCCCCGACGGGACGTGCTTGTCCTGGGGGAATGTGGTGTTCGCCATCTGGTCGCCGGGATTGCGGTCGTCGCGGTTCTTGTCGCAGCGGACACCGAACCAGTCGGGGCCGACGACGTCGCCGCCAGTGGACGTGTTCGTCATGGTTGCGTGGAACGTCACCAGCAACTCGCTGCTGTCCTTCTCGGTGGTGACGGGCCCGGAGACGGTGATGCTTAAGGCGCCTACGCTGATCGGTTTTCCGAAGGGTGCTGTACCCGCCGGGCCCGTCGTTTTCTCCGGCGCCACCACCTGCCCGATGGACGGCGCATCGGTACCGGGCCTCTTTGCCGGGACGGCCGAAGAACAGGCCGAGACAGCGAAGCATCCGGCTGCGAAAACAACAACTGCGATGCGCATGATCCCCCCACAGGTCTGAGGCGCTACGTCAGCAGCACGGTACGCGCCCGCCGCCGGTTCCGGAACCGGAACCGGCGTTCAACCCCCTTCTTTCGGGCTTCCCCCCAACCGTCATCCGCGCGACAAGGAGGGCTGACGTGCCCTACAAGGCGTTCAACGCCGCCATGCCCACCACGGCACCCATGTTGGCGGTCGCGACAGGCACCTCCACCAAAACCATGCTCCAACTGGCACCCCCGTCCGGCTGCCGCATACAGGTGATGGCCTGGGGCTACACCCTGTCGGCGCTGCCGGGCGCGGTCGGCACGATCGAGCTCGTCCAGACCGACGTGGCGGCGACCGTCACGGCGCACACCTCCACCGGCATCATGACCCTGGATGCCGGGTCTGCTTCGCGGCTGACGCTCGGTACGACCGCGACCGGGTTCACGGCCTCACTCGAGGGGTCGACCACGGCGACGACGGTGTTCGACACCGACCAGATCCCCATCACCGCAGGCCTGGTGCAGGTCAATTACGACTACCAGTTCATGCCGGATGAGCGCCCGATTGTGCCCGCGACGAAGTTCCTGCGGGTGCGGGCAACAACGCCGACGACCGGCGTGAACATGCTGTGCTGGGTCGCCTGGAACGAGATCTAGGCGTAACCCATGGGTGCCTCGGTAGCGCCGCTGGCCACTGCCTGGAACAGGCGCGCCGGGAAGTTCGGCTTCGGGCTACCGTTCCCGACGGTCGCCGGGACGCCCGTCCCCGACGGCGGCACCGGCGACACCATCGGCCTGATGGTCGAGCTGTTCCTCAACAGCGTCTGGGTTGACATTTCGCAGTACGTCTACTACAGCGACAAAATCACCATCACGCGGGGGCGGCCCGACGAGACCAGCCAGGTCCAGCCGCAGACCGCCACCATGACGATCAACAACAGGGACGGCCGGTTCTCTCCGAGGAACCCCCTGGGCCCGTGGTACGGCCAGATCGGACGCAACACCCCGATCAGGATCAGCCGCCTGGCGAACGGGATCCGCCGGTACCGCTTCTACGGCGAAGTCCCGTCGTGGCCGACGACCTGGGACGTCTCCGGCAAGGACGTCCGCGCGTCAATCGCTGCCGCAGGGCAGCTTCGGCGCCTCAGCCAAGGCAACGCCGTTCTCGGGTCGGCCCTGTACCGCGCCTACACCGTGCCGTCCACGCAGGCGTACCTGACCGAAGGCGCCTCCCTGCCGCTGGCGGCCTACTGGCCCTGCCAAGACGGCAAGAACTCCTCCTCGATCGCCTCCGGCATGCCGGGCGGCACCGCCATGACCCTGTCTGGGCAAGCCGCCCCCAGCTTTGCTCAGAACAGTGACTTTGTCTGCTCCGACCCGCTACCGCTGCTGTCCGCGAGCATCTGGACCGGTACCGTTCCGGCCTACACCGGCGGCGTCGACAACGTCGTGTCGTTCCTGCTGTCGGTGCCGTCCGGCGGGGCGTTCGATACCGCCGTGGTGTGCCGCTTCTACACGGCCGGCACCATTGCACGCCTCGACGTCCAGTACCTCGTCGCCGGCAGCGGATCCCTGCGGATCATCGGCTACAACGCGGCCGGGACGGCGCTGTTCACCTCGTCTACCATCACGGGCTTCAACGCCAACCCGTCCCGGATCGCGGTGTTCCTCCAGCAGGACGGCACCAGCGTTGACTGGGCGCTGCAAAGCCTGTCGGTACTGTCCAACGGGGGTGCCCCCGCCACATCGGGTACCCAGTCGTCCGCGACGATCGGGAACGTCAGCCGCGTCATCATCAACCCCGACGGGCATATCAACGACACCGCGCTTGGCCACGTGGTGGTCCAGTACAACGCCCTGACCGCGCTTGAGGACACCGATCCGCTGCTGGCCTGGGAACTTGAACAGCCAGACCTGACCATCACGGATTTCACCGGCTTCGTCGTCCAGTCACGGTTCACACGCCTGTGCGCCGAACAGGGCGTGACCGCGGTCGTGGTCCCGGCCTCCGTCGCCGATTTCGACACCTTGTCGGGACCGAACGCGCTGATGGGCTACCAAACGTCCGACACGTTCCTGAGCCTCATTCAGCAGCCTGCGGACATGACGATGGGTTTGCTGTTCGAATCGCGCGATCAGCAGGCACTGGTCCTGCGCACCCGCGGATCCCTGTTCAACCAAGCCGCGCACCTGACGCTCGACCACAGCCAACACCAACTGTCAGGGCCTCTGGACCCTGTCGACGACGACGCGCTGACCCGCAACGACATCACCGTCTCACGAATCGGCGGCTCGTCCGCTGTGGCAGTGCAAACGTCGGGGACGCTGTCGGTGAAGCCGTTCCCCGCCGGCGTAGGCGATTACCAGACTAGCTATTCCATCAGCGCCTTCGACGATTCGGGACTCGCCGACCAGGCGGGCTGGCGGCTGCATCTGGGCACCGTGGACGAGCCCCGGTATCCGCAGATCTCCATCAACCTGCGGCACAGCACCTTCACGTCGAGCGTCGACATGATGAACGCCGCGCTGACCATCGACATCGGCGACCGGCTTGCAATCACCAACCCGCCGCCGTGGATGCCGCCCGACGCGATCTCCCAACTCCTGCAGGGGTACAGCGAAACGCTGGGGACGTGGGAGCACGACATGGTGCTCAACTGCTCGCCGGAATCGCCGTGGCGTATCGCGGTCCTCGAGGACGCCGTCCTGGGGCACGCCGACACCGACGGGTCGACACTCCACGCCGGCATCGACGCCACCACTTTGACGTTCCAAGTCGATACCACGGGCGCGGCCTCCGGTTCGCCGCTGTGGACGACGTCCGCCGGAGACTTCCCGTTCGACATCGCCATGGGTGGCGAGCGCATCACCATATCCGGGATCTCCGGCGGCTCGTCGCCGCAGACGTTTACCGCCTCGGCCCGGTCGGTCAACGGCGTTGTCAAGACGCAGACCGCGGGCGCTGACATCCGGCTGTGGCAGCCGATGATCCTCTCACTGTGAAACCGGGGGTGCCGTGGCTGCCCGCTCTGTACCGTCCCTACCGTCTTGGACTGCCGGCCAGCGCGTTCTGGCCTCGCAGCTTCAACAAATCACCACCTGGGGAAGCTTCTGGGCCGACAGGCCCATGTTCCGTATGTACCAGTCGGTGGTCCAGTCGGTTCCGAACACGACGTTCACGCAGATCACCTGCGACACCCTCGACATCGATACCGACGGCGGCCGCGGCGGATCCACGCCGTGGTCGTACACGATCCCAGCCGGCATGGGCGGCGTGTGGACGTTCACCTACAAGACGGCGTGGTCGTCGAATGCCACCGGCACAAGGGCCGCGGCACTGTTCATCAACGGATCTCAGGCAACCGCGACGAACGCTTTCGAGCAGGGCTTGACCGGCGTGTCGACGTTCGTGGTCGGCCTTCCACGCATGTTCCTGGTCAGCGCCGGCGACGTCATCGCCCTTTACGGGCGGCAGACATCCGGGGCCGGCTTGAACACCGGCGTGAGTACCGCTCCCGACTACTCCTACTTCGAGGGACGCCTCGAATCCCTGGCGAACCCGTAACGGAGGCGCAGGTGCACAAATCCGATGTGCCGGCGTGCCACGCATGCAGTGCGCCGCCCCTGTACCAGTGGTCGCGGCTGGCCACCGCCGCCGAAGCGGCGTCGCAGAAGGCTGATATTTTCCGCTTGCAGGGCCGCGTGCTGTCCGACGAGGACATTGCCCAGCGGTACGGTCCGCTGCGTGTCGCGGTCTCCGGCTGCGCCGATCACCATCTGGGCGACGATCCGCAGGATCCCGACTCCGGTATGAAGCTGCGCGCCCTGTTGCACAACGCCGACTGCGAAGGTCACAGTGCTTGCGGATGCAGGGAGGCCCCGTGACCGTCCTCGGCTTTGACTACACCGACCGCATCGCCCCGGCCGCGCTGAAGCAAGCCGGATGCAAGGTCGTGTTCCGCTACCTGTCGCAGCCCGGCTGGCCGAAGAACCTCACCAAGCCCGAGGCGCAGGAGCTTCTGGCCGCGGGCATTGCGATTGTTCTCAACTACGAGACCAGTGCCACGTTCATGCTCGGCGGCTACAGCGCCGGCCAGGCGTGTGCGAAGTCCGCGCGGGCGCAGGCCGACGTGCTCGGCGCGCCGAAAACCGCCCGCATCTACTACTCGGCGGACTTCGACGTCACCGCCGGGCAGGTCCCGACTGTCATGGCGTTCCTGCGGGGCGCGGCGTCCGTGGACGGCGCCGCGGAGGTCGACGCCTACGGGGGGCTGCGGATCTCGCAGGCCGCAGCGGCGGCCGGGATGCGTCCGTGGCAGACCGTCGCCTGGTCCGGCGGGGTGTGGGATCCGCGCGACGTGGCCCGGCAGACCGGGCGGCAGCAGATTGTCGGCGGCGTCCAGGTGGACGTGAACGAGATCGAAGACTTCAACGCGCTCGGCGCCTGGACCACCCGGCCCGTCGACAGCGCTCTGATCGGAGACGCCATGGGCACCATTCCCGCCACGATCGGCCAGAAGTGGCCGGAGATCGCCGCGGATTTCCCGGCGAACGGCCAGTTCACCAACGAGGACGCCCTGATTTGGGGCGACGGGGGCGCCCGTGCCGCGGCGCTGTACGCCAAGGAAGCCCGCGACGCCGTCAACGCACTCGTCGCGAAGGTCACGTCTGCGCCCGCGCCGCAGGTCGACGTGAAGGCGCTGGCCGCCGCGCTCGCGCCGCTCCTGGCCACCGGCGCCACCGCCGACCAGATTGCGCACGCCGTCGTCGCGCACCTCGGCGCAGACCTCGCCAACGGCTAAACACCGCACAGCTCGGCGCCGCGATGGACACAGCCCTCATCCAATACGGTGCGCTCGGCGCCTTCTGCGCCGTGGCCGGCGCCGTCGTCAAAATCCTCTACGGGCGCCTCGTCAAAGACTACGAACGCGAGCAGCAGCGCGCTGACCGGCTCGAAACCGAGCTCAAAGCCCTCAACGAGATGCTCCGCACCCAGTACACGGCCACGATCAGCGACGCGACACGGGCCATCGGGGATGCCCTCGCCGTGGTCCGGAGGACGCAACCCCCATGATGAGTCTTCATCTGAGGCGCCGACGCCGGACTGTAGGCGCCGCGGCCGAAACCCAGGCCGTCATCGACGACGCGCTGGAAGTCCGGGCCGAACTCGCGGCCATCACCGCCCGGCTCGGGATCCACGTCGAACGGCTGCAAACAGCGGTCGACCGGTTCGAGGAGCTCCGCCGCGGCGACGACAAGGACCGGGACGGCCGGCGCGGGGAGGAACCATGACCAACGAGCAGGCCCCCGCAGGGCCGGACGTCCGCACCGAGCAGATCGCGGATCTCGCGGCCACCACAGCGGAGCTGCGGGTCGCCGTGGGGGCGCTGGCCGAGACCGTACAGGCGCTGCCGCCGGCGATCGAACGCGTCGGAAGGCACAGCGACCGCAACCGGGTCGGGCTGTGGCTGGTGTCGATGGGTTTCGCCCTGGACATCGCCCTGACGATCACCATGGCTTTCGTGGTGATCGGGCTGGTACGCACCAACGACGCGGTGCGGCAGTCGCTGGCGCAAGACTACGTGACCGCGCAGCAGCAGGCCCAGACCCGGGTTCGGGTGCTGTGCCCGCTGTACGAGGTGCTGCTGGCCGCGGTGGCGAACCCGTCGCCGGAAGCGCAGGCCAGCCCGGCAGCGAAGGCGCAGTTCGACCTTGCGGTGAAGACCATCCGGGACGGCTACGGCACCCTCGGGTGCGTGCCGCCGCTGGTACCGGCCACCCCTTCGGGTACTTCCACGCGTTAGCCCTGCGACGGCCGCGCAAGCGGCGTACCCTCGGAGACGATTACAAGGTGAGGGATCCTCGCGCGCATCACGACACGGCGCCTCCTGCTTCGGCAGGGGGCGCCGTGCTTTTTGCGTTCCCAGGGCTTTGACCTGCGCGTTGTAGGGTTTTGCCGTGTCTCACCCCTGTCTCTAATTGTCCTTCTCGCCGGACAAAATGAGTTGGAGACAGTATTTTGAGATGCATGGAAGCGTCTCCGAACCGCCGCGTCCTACACGCCGCCCTGGCCGACCAGCGCAGGCACAGGCTTCGCGCCTTCATCTACGCCCGCGTCTCCCGCGACCCCCGCAAGCGCAACACCTCCGTGCGGGACCAGCAAACCGAGAACCACCGCACTTGCGCCGACAACAACTGGGACGTGGCCGGGGAGTTCGCCGACCCCGACCGATCGGCATCCCGGCATGCCAAGCGCAGCCGCCCCGACTGGAACGAGATGATGGCCCGTTCCGAAGCCGGCGAGTGCGACGTCATCGTGTTCTGGGAAGCCGCCCGCGGCTACCGCGACCTCGAGGTATTCGTGCAGCTTCGCCGCATCTGCCTTCAGAACGGCATCCTGCTGTGCTACGACGGCGACGTCTACGACCTGAGCAAGCGCTCGGACTGGAAGCGCCTGACCCGCGACGCGGTCGACGCCGAAGACGAGGCGGAGAAGATCCGGGAGCGGATCCTGCGCACGACGCGCCTGAGCGCGGAGCGCGGCGCGATCCACGGCAAGATTCCCTACGGCTTTCGGCGCGAGTACGACCCGAGGACCGGGGACCTGCTGTGGCAGATCGAGGACGACGCGACGGCGGCGGTCCTGAAGGAGGCCGCGAAGCGGGTGGCGGCTGGCCAGACCACGTATTCGATTGCGAAGGACTTCCAGAAGCGCGGCATCCCGGCGCCACGGAACGCCAAGCGCGGCTGGGACCCGCAGACGATCAACCAGATCGTGCTGAACCCGGCGGTGGTCGGCAAGCGGGTGCACCGCGGCCGGATCGTCGGCGACGCGGTGTGGAAACCGATCCTGGAGGTGCCGCTGTACAACGCGTGCAAGCTGATCCTGGGGAATCCGGCGCGGCGCACGCAGCGGGACTCGGCGATCGTGCACCTGCTGTCGGGGATCGCGAAGTGCCACTGCGGGTCGGTGCTGCGCCCCAGGCACAACCGGGAGCAGCTGGCCTACACCTGCACCGGCGGGTTCTGCACGTCGATGGAGGTGCGGAAGCTCGAGCGGTTCGTGGAGCTGGCGGTGCTGAAGTACATGGAGCGGCCGGAGTTCGCGCGGGCCCTGGAGCCGGACGACCGGGACGATGTGGTGGCGAAGGCCGCGACGGCGATCGCCGGGTACCAGGCGGAGATCGACGAGGCGCAGGAGCTGTTCCGGGCCCGGAAGTTGTCGGTGGGCGGCCTGTCGCTGGTGGAGTCCGAGCTGCTGCCGCTGATCGAGGCGGAGAACCAGCGGATGATGCAGTCGTCCGCGCCGCCGGTGCTGGTGTCGCTGGCGTCCGGGGATGTGCGGGAGGTGTGGGCGGCGATGGATCTGCCGCAGCGGCGTGCGGCGTTGCGGCTGCTGGTGGGGGTGACGTTGAATCCGGCGCGGGCTAAGGGCGTGCGGGTGATCGAGCCGGGACGGGTAGGCCTGGCCTGGAAGTACTGATCAGGATGCCTCGTCGGCGCGGTTCTGCTGCGTGGGGAAGTACACGACATCGCCGCCGCTTATCCGGTGTCTGCCGGTGCCTGCCTGGGCGGCGCCGTTTCGGGGGCGTTCCCAGGTGGGTGTGCCGGCGGGGGCTTGGTCGTGTTGAAGGGTGGCGAGTCTGCGCTGCACGGCGGTGGTGATCGCGCAGTCGTTGAGGTATTCGTTGAGTTTGGCGTTGGCTGCGAGCGTTTCGGTCATGAGGGATCTGGTTTTCGCCTGGCTGGCAAGGCTGGTGCGCAGCGCCGCAAGCATCCCGGCGGTGATGGCGGTGATGCCGCCGATCCGCTGCATGTAGTCGGTGGGGGCTGTGAGGAGTACGAGCCAGCCAATGCCGCACATGGCCCACAGGGTGTCGGACAGCCGTGGGCGACGCCGTTGTCGGACGGTCATAGGGCAGCTCTTCCGCCGTGCGCCGCGGGGTACGCGGCGGCTAGGTGATCCACCGTAACGTGAGGTCAGAGGCCTGTGAAGGGGAGTTCATTCTGTTATGAAAAGTTGGACGTTGGGCAACCTCGTTAACCAGCCGCCGGCGTGTTGCCTTGGCTTCCGTCGGTGCCCGACATGGCGTCCACTAGGGCGTTGACCTCGGCGAGGAGCCTGGCTTTGCGCCGTTTGTAGTGGGCGATGGCGTCTGCTTTCTGATCGGCGTCTAGCTGTGAATTCGCGAGAATGATGCGGATTCCGTCGTCAACCGGTTCGGGGGGTGCGCCGGCGAGGCGCAGGGGGCGGCCGGCGATGGCGTCGGCGATGCGGGCGAGCCCGGCGGCGCGGAGGGCTTCGTCGGGGCTTTCGTCTTCGAAGGCGATGGAGACTATGGGGACGGTGTCGGGTTCGGCGGCGTTGTCTCCCTTGGCCCATTGGCTGGCGGTCTGCCGGGAGATGGGTTCGCCGAGTTCGTCGAGTCGCCGTCGTAGGTCTGCCTGGGTCATGCCGAGGGCGGACATCCGGGAGCGGACGTATTCGCCCCAGGTGCGGGCGTTGGTATTGTCGCGCGCCATCAGTCTCCGCCTTGGGGAAGTGGTAAGGCTGTGTGCGTGCACACTACCTGATTCGTCCTGAGCTAAGGACATTCCAGGTAGGCCACTAGGGTGGCGCCGGGTGGCTGTCATCGTTTCGGACGATAGAGCCAGAACCCTGAGACCGCCATATGGTGCGGCGCTCCAATTCGAGGCGCGCATCCGGGCCGAGCGCCCCGTATCTCTTTGCCATCCCGTTGCCCTAACGTTGTCCTGAGACCAGGACGCAAGGTGTAGTCTGTCTTGCATGACGGACGTCAGTACAGAAAGACGGCCAGGACCCAGGCGGGGCGTCCCGCTGGTGCTGGAGGACAACGTCCTGGACCTCATCGCCGCCGGCCGCAGCGACCTGTGCAACCGCCGCGGCGAGCCGGTTATGTCCCGCATCGCCGCCGTGGCCGGGATCCACAAGCAGCGCCTGTCCGGCATCGGTAAGCCGGACATCAACACCCTCGGCGCCCTCGTCCGCTGCTACGCCAACATCCACGGCGTCAGCGACAAAGAAGCGATGGCCGCCGTGCTGCGCCTGCCCGACGAGGCGGAGACCGCGGTCGCGGCATGAACGCCGGCTACACGGACGAGGCGTTCGAGCTGGACCTGGGACCCGCGGTGGTGGCGCAGATCGACGCGCTGGTCGCCGCGGCCCCGCCGCCGAATCCCCGAATCGTCGAGGGTCTGCGGATCCTGCTCGCGCCCACCGTCAAGCGGCTGCGCACCGAACGCGAAGCCGTACCCCTCGCCGTCCCGACCGCCGAGGCGGCCTGACCCATCAAAGCGTGATGGGCGACCAGTCGGATGCCGCCGACCGATCGCCCGGAGCGCTCAAGGCGCTCAACGCGCCCCCACAAGTACCACCCACAAGAGAGAAAGAGGTGAGGGCTTTGCTGTTCAAGCGTACCCGCAAGCCCCGCAAGCACAAGCGCACCACATCGCAGATCCCTGTCGTCCTCAAGCGCCCCCAGGACTTCCTGAACGGCGACATGGAGCAGCGCCCGGCCACGCAGCCCGGCAGGCACCGCGGGCCCAGCGCCCCGCTGGCCGGCCATGTCATCGGCGTCCGGCCGGTGACGGACTCGGAGATGCGCGTCCTGCGTGCGGTGTCCGACGAAACGTCGGTGATGCCCGCGGCCACGGCCCTGCCGCCGTCGGTGGCGATGGCCACCCAGCCGAACCTGCGGGACGCGCAGGCGCGGGTCGTGGCGGCGCTGTCGGGTTCGTCCCGGCCGGCATACTCGCTGCCACCGAACGCGCCGTTCTTTCGCCCCGAGCCGAACACGGCGGCCTCGGACTTGTCGCTGGCGACGTTCCACCGGGAGTGGTACGCGCGGATGGCGCCGAGCGTGCAGCTGAACCCGAAGGCGTCCCCGAAAACGGTCGTGATGACGGCGATCGGGCACGCGGACTTCCCCGGTTCGGGGGTGGCCCGGTGACCGTGCTGGACGAGACGGCGGTCGTGTCCGACGAGACTGCGGAGCGTGAGGCCGCACGGATCGTCGCGGCCCGCGAGGCGTGGCTGCGGGACGCTCACATGCTGTTGGAGCTGCTCCGTTCCCGTCCGGACCTGCCGCTGCCCGCCTACTTCGAGATCTCGGTCGCGGTGTCGGCGACGTTGGGACAGGAGGACGCGCGGAACGTGGTGGGCACGGTGGCCAACGTGCTGGGTGTGGAGCCGGTGAGCCCGACGGGCCAGTTCGGCGCGGGCATGAGCATCGGCCGGGCGCACTACTACGTGTTCTCGGTGTCGGATGCGGAGCTGGAGCGTTCGCGGGAGGAGCAGCGGCTGGGCCGCGAGGCGCTCTTGGCGAAGGCCGAGGAGTCCGCGGAGCCAGTGACCGAGACCGTGACCGTCGAGGAGCCGGTGGAGTCCAAGCCGGCGAAGAAGGCGCCGGCGCCGCGGTCCGCCAGGGTGAAGGCCACCGTCGCGGAGAAGACGTCGGGCGGTGAGTCGAAGTGACCGCCGTCGACACCACCCCCGTCGCGACCAACGTCGCCGGCCTTATCGCCGACGCCATGACGGGCCTGTACAACCTGGCGTCGTTCGTCCAGGCACGGCCCGACATCGCCAACCGCGTTGCCGACCGGCTGGCCTCGGCGATGCGCCACGGCAACCACCACCCGGCCCGCGTCCACCTGTTCGTCGGCGACCACGCCGGTGACGGCGAGGACGTTCCGGAGCACATGGCGTCGCTGGCGGCCGAGGCTGCCGAGCACGGCGCCCGGCTGGAGCAGAGCTTCGACGATCGGTACGCGGGCGTCAGCGCCTGGTTCGGTCTGGTCGAGCTGTTCATCTACGCGCCGCTGTCGCAGGCCGGGACGGCTACGACGCGGGTGGAGAGCAAGACCGTTACCGACTGGCAGCCGCATGCGGCTATTGCCGGCCTCACGATGGGGGCGGCCCGGTGACCGCGGCCTTGACCACTGATGCTCTCGCCCGCGAGATGGCGACGAGCCTGCACATGATCGCGTCGATGCACGCCGACTCCGCCGGCGCGTTCCGTGACCGGCAGCCGGTAACGGACCGCCTGGACCCCGCCGACAAGTGGGTGCGGCTCGCTGCGGACGCGGACGTGCGGGTGCGTGCGTGGGGCCTACTGGCCGACGCCATCGACGGCGGCCTGCTGAACCGGCTGGCCGAGGGGGGTGCCCGGTGACCACCATCGACGTGCGTACCTTCGTGGCCGCCGAGGCTCCCGTGCTGGCGGCCGGCGCGCAGATCGACCGTCGTCTGGCGGTGCTCCTCGAGGAGTTCGAGGCCGCACACGAAGCGTCGGTGGAGGCTTCCGAGCGTGCGCGCCTGGCGGATGCCGTGTGGCTCGACGACGAGGCGGAGCGCCTGCACGGCGAGGCTTCCGACGCGTGGGGCCTGGTCGTGCGCGAGGCTTCGGCTTCGGGCGCGGAGCTGTCGGAGAACGTGCTGGATCTGGGCTGGGAGTACTGGGCGGCCCGTCCGCGGGTGTCGATGCCGGCGCGTGCGGTCGCGGGTGACTGGCGCGAGTCGGTCGCGAGCGTGGACTGGTTCAGGAGCCGCCCGGCGGTGACTGCGTGATCTCGACCGCGCTCCGCCGAGTCACCCCCACTGCGGCCCTGGTGCTGCCCGCATCTGCCGACCGCAGCGACTGGCTGGCCGCACGCCGCGAAGGCCTCGGATCCTCCGACATCGCTTCCGTGATGGGCGTGTCCGCCTACGGGCACAGCGCCCTGCGTGTCTTCCACGAGAAGCGCGGCAACCTGCCGTTCGACAACGACATCAGCGAGCCTGCGCTGTGGGGCAACGTCATGGAGGAGCCCGTCGCCCGCGAATGGGCTCGCCGCAACCGCACCGTCATCCGCCGTGTTGGCTTGGTCTGCCACGTGGAGCACCGCTGGATGATGTGCACTCTGGACCGGCGGTGTACCGAGTGCCCGCTGAACCCGGACGTGCACGAGTCCTGCGCCCTGGAGATCAAGACCCGGTCGGCGTATGTGGCCGGCCGGTGGCGCCACGGCGTTCCCGACGACGTCCTGGCCCAGGTGCTGTGGCAGATCGCCGTGACCGGCTACGAGCACATCCACGTCATGGTTCTGATCGGCGGCAACGACCCGCGGCAGTTCACCGTGCGCCGCAGCGAGCACGAGCGCACCATCGCGGACATCACCAAGGTTGCCTCCAGGTTCTGGCACGACAGCGTGCAGGCCGGCAGCCCGCCGCCGATTGCGGAGAACGACGACCCGGACGACCTGATTGACCTGTACGGGTCGCTGCACTCGGACCGCGACGGCTTCGTGGACCTCGACGCGGACATGGCCGCTTACGACGACATGCGCGACTACGTGACGCTCGGGCTTCAGGAGTCCGAGATCAGTAAGCAGCGCAAGGTTATTCAGGCGCGGTTGATTGCCCGGCTGAACAGCGCCGAGGCGGCGGTCATGGATAACCGGATCGCCTACACCTACGCGAAGTCGTCGCGGCGCTACGTCGACATGGAGGCCTTGGCCGAGGGGTGGCCGGAGGCGTATGCGGCGTGTGTGCGTACCGGCGGCAAGAGCGGTACGGACCGGCGTCTGAACATCTCCTCCGACTTTCGCAAGGAGCTGGCATGAAGAGCCTCGCTGAGCGCGCCGGGGAGCTGGCCGCAAACACCCCGGCGAACGGTTCCGTCACCGTTATGCCGATCGCGACCGCCGGCAGCGACGAGCTGCCCGACGTGAACATCGACGACACCCTGGATCCGGAGTCGGCGAAGCTGACCGCGATCCAGGCGTGGAGCCGCGTGCGGCGCGACATTCGCTCGATCGGCAAGGCCGAGCAGTACGACGCCGCCGGCACCAAGTACAAGTTCCGCGGCGTGGACACCGCAGTCAACGCCTTCAGTCCGGTGACGCTGCGCCACGGCGTGAACGTCATTCCGGTTAAGAAGGTGGCGGTCTACAGGGAGACGAAGACGTCCGGCGGGAAGCCGCAGTGCGACTGCACGGTCACGGTGACGTGGCGGATCTACGGGCCGATGGATGACTTCTTCGAGGCCGAGTCGTGCGGGCAGGCGTTGGACACGCAGGACAAGGCTTCGGCGAAGGCGCAGTCGGTGGCGTTCCGGGTGCTGCTGTTCGAGGCCGGGATGATTCCGACGCGGGATCCGGATCCGGAGTACACGGCGCACGACCGGGGTGAGGCGCGGGCGCGCGAGCCGCAGGACTACTTCACGGAGATCGTTCGGAAGGCGACGAGCCGGGACCGGCTGGTGCAGATCCGTTCGGAGATCGTGAGCCTGCGCCTGGCGTGGGAGCCGATCACCAACGAGGAGGGTGAGCGGGAGGGCCTGCTGGAGGCGCTGGACCGTATCGGCAAGGCGCGCAAGGCGCAGGCTGAGGCGGCACAGCAGTTCTGCCAGCGGTGCGAGCAGCCGGGCCACCACCCGGACGCGTGCCCGACGCTGAACGGCGGCGCGTTGTGACTACCGTCGCGATCCTGTCCGTGGCAGCCCTGCTTGCCGCGCTCGCCTACGGGTTCTGCTGCATCTTCCGGCTTCAGGCCAAGGCAAACCGTGAGAACGCTGACGACGAGCTGATCGCGCTGCCTAAGCGCATTGAGCACCGGCGGCGTCTCGAGGAGGCCCGCATGCAGTCGTCGGGCCGTCACGCCCTCCGAGAACGGGTGCCGCTCCGGTAGCGCACCGCCAAGCCGCCCCGGGACTTCCTCCCCCCAGTGGTTCCCGGGGCACCCGGCCGGCCGTCGCACTCAACCCCCCAAGTTAGCGACGGCCGGCCCCATCACCCTTTTTCACCTGCACATCTAGCTCCGGAATGTGGCTTAACCCATGACCAAATCCGCACCGCCCATCCCCGGCCAGACGGCCCTCATCAGCCGCGACGAACTGCCCGAAGGCTCCGTTGCCGACAGTCCCGCCGCGGCCCGCCTCGACTGGGAAACCGCCGCAGAAACCGCGATCATCGCCTTCGCCAAAGCCCGCGGCCTGATGTCATTTCAGATCAACGAGGCCGCCGTGGCCATGAGCATCCCCGAGCCGCCGGATCCGTCGCACGACTGGGGCCGGCTGGTTCAGCGGCTGCACCGCGAGGAGGTTCTGTCTCCGGCGGGTGCGGCGTTGTCCATCCGTAAGCGCACCGCGTCGTCGCTGGTGCACACCTGGGTTGCCGGGCCGGCGCTGAAGGCGGGTGCCCGGTGAAGTCCCCGTTCCCGGTGCTGATGCTGGCCGCGATTCGACACCCGCTGGACTATCCGCTGATCGCAGAGCTGGTGTTCGGGATTGTCATCCTGACTGCCGGCGGCCTGGCGGTGCTGTGGCACCACGGCACGCAGGCCGCGGCCAGGTTCAACACGTGGTGGTACTGCCGCCGCGGGGCGCGTGAGGTGATCCGTGAACTCGGCGCCCTCGAGCACGCTGACGAATCCACCGGCGCCCGGCCGCAGATGCCGGGCTACGTCTCCCAGCCGAAGCGCCGCATCCCGCTGCGCCGGCTCCCTCTGCGGCCCGAGTTCCGCAACCCCATCAAGACGAGGAAGGTCCGCTGATGTCCTACGCACCGCCCGTCGACCTCAACGCGTTCTACGACGAGGAGACCCTGCAGTACCTGTACAACCTGACTGCCGCCCGGCCGTGGGCGATCCACCTGATCGGCCCCGACGAGGTTCACTACAACGTCGACTTCGAGAAGGACCCGGACGCCGACGACAACCCGGAGCTGACGCAGCGCACGGCGCTGAAGACCGCCTCGGAGCTGAACGCGTTCGTCGCCGCCCAGCCGCCGCACCCCGGTGAGAACCCGCCGCTGATGTACCGCGCGGTGGTGTTCCACCACGGCGAGCCGTGGATGCCGGAGCTGAACGAGTCGGCCGCCGTGTACTGCGAATGGTTCGACATCGAGGAGTGCGACTGGTTCTGCAACCAGTGCTTCAACCAGCTCGACGGCAAGCAGGCCTGCCCCGCCTGCGCACCCACCGACATCCCGGGCATGCAGCAGACCGACTGCTACGCCGAGCCCCGGCACCCGCGGACATTCGTGTACGTCGACAACGGCGGCTACGGGGCGCCGTGCGGCTGGTGTGCCTACGACGCGATGAACGAGGCGCACAAGGACTGCGAGCACAGTCGCTGCCGCGCGTGGCGCCGGTGGCGGGTTACGGACCGCGCGCTATCGCTGCTGTTCCGGCTGAACGTGGTCAAGGGACTGCGCTGGTCCGACTGCAACGGGCGCGGGCGCCACGCCAACGTCATCGCCTGGCGGTGGTCGCGTTGACTGCCCCGGTACTGGACAAGCCGCTGCCGGTCCGCGTTCCCGGCCGCGCACTCGCCGCCCTCGAAGCCAAGTACCCCCAGCACGTCGAAGACGCGCCGCTGACCGCCGCCGAAATCGTTGCGGTCCTCGCGAACTTCCGAACCGCCAACCGCTGCCCCGACTGCGAAGGCATCGTCCTCGACGGCCACACACACGGCACCACGTCGTCCTCGTGGTGGGTCGACGTCTACCCGCACCGCTTCGACGCCAGCACGTCCATGCGCGCACGCGACTGGTTCGAGCAGTACACCGCGCGCAGCGAACACACCGCGTACCCGACCGGCATGGTCCGTTTCCACTGCGCCGGCCGCGGCGCGGCGCACGCAACGCGCGACCTGCTCCTCGGGTTCGGGCTGCCCCAGCACCTCGTCATTGTCTGCGGAGGTGCGTCGTGACCGCCCAGCTCGTCACCGCTGGCAGCGCGAGCGTCGACCGCGTCCCGTGGTACCCGCTGCTCAACGCCGACCTGATGCTCGTCGTCCACGGCACCCCAGGACCGCAGGGCTCGAAGAAGGCTGTCGGGACGCGCCGGAGCAAGAAGACCGGCAAGCAGGTCACGATCCTCGCCGAGTCCTCCAAGAAGGTCGAGCCGTGGCGTGAGGCCGTTGCGAAGACCGCGAAGGAAGCCGGTTTCACGCCGATGCGCGGCCCGCTCGAGGTGCAGATGGTGTTCACGCTGCAGCCGCCGCAGCGGATGCCGAAGGGCCGCGTTTACCCCACCTGCTACCCGGACTTCTCCAAGCTGATCCGGTCCACCGAGGACGCCCTCAAGGATCTGGCGTGGGGTGATGACGCCCAGGTCGTGCGGTACCTGGACAGCGGCAAGTACTACCCGGGGCAGCACCGTGACGCCCTCGACGTGCCGGGCGCGGTCATCCGCGTCTGGCGGCTCGGGGGTGCGGCATGACCGCGTTCAACACCCTCGGCGCCGGCGAAACGCTCGACGTCTTCGACGAATTCAGCGGCTTCGGCGGATCCCTGTCCGGGATGCTCAAAGTCCCCGGCGTCCAGGGCCGCTTCGCCGCCAACCACAGCAAATACGCCCTGGCCGTGTCCGGCGCGAACCACCCCGACGTCGAGCACTTCTGCGGCGACGTCCAGCGCCACGACGTCACCAAATTCGTGCCCTGCGCCATCTTCTGGGCCTCCCCCGCCTGCCCGGACTGGACCACCGCCAAGGGCGTGCGCCGCACCTTCGACCGCGCCAACGCCGAACAGCTGCCCGGACTGGAATCGGAAGTCGACGAGGACGCCGAACGGTCCAGGCTGCTCATGGACGAGGTGCACCGGTACCTGGAAGCCCAGTGGCTCGCCTCCCAGCCGGTCCTGGCCGGCGTCGTGGAGAACGTCGTCGAGGTCCGCAAATGGCACCGCTACGACCAGTGGCGCCGCCAGTTCCACGACCTCGGCTACGACACGAAGCTGATCGCGTTCAACGCCATGCACGCCCGCCCGGTCCGGGCCCGCAGCGCCCCGCAGTCTCGCGACCGCCACTACCTGGCGTACTGGCTGAGGGCGCTGGGACGCACGCCCGACTGGGACAAGTGGCTGCGCCCAGTTGCGTGGTGCCCGCGCTGCGACAAGCAGGTCGAGGCGATCCAGACGTGGGCCCGGCCGGGTGTGGACATGGGCCGCTACCGGCAGCAGTACGTGTACCGGTGCCCGTCGCACGAGTGCCGCGGACAGATTGTGGAGCCCGCGGTGCACGCCGCGTCCACGGTCATCGACTGGTCGCTGCCGTCGCAGCGGATCGGAGACCGTGCCGATCCGCTGGCGCCGAAAACGATGGCGCGGATCGGTGTGGGTGCGGTGAAGTTCGGGATCCCGGTCCTGGCTCCCGCAGGGGGTACGTGGCGGCAGGCGCCGACGCCGGTGACCGAGCCGATGCCTGCGCGGACCACGCGGGAGTCCGACGGCCTGGCGGTGCCTCCGCTTCTGGTGCCCGTCGAGGGCCGGGTCGGCAAGGAGGCGCGGCCTGCGCACGAGCCCGCACGGACGCAGACGTGCCGGAACGAGACCGGGCTGGCGGTGCCGCCGTTTGTAGCAAACCTGCGCGGCGGCGGATCGATGCGCACCCCGACGCTGGTCGCCGACCCCCTGGCTGCGGTGACGGCCTCGGGCAACCACCACGGCCTTGTTACCACCCCCGACATGCTCGTCCCCTACTACTCCACTGGGGTCGCGAAGCCTGTCACGGAGCCCATCGGGACGCTTTCCACCGTCGACCGGTACGCCCTCGGGCGCGGCACCGTGCAGCTCGACCCGCAGGCCGTGATGGCGGCGGTGGGACGCATCGAAGAGCTGGACCGCCAGGCGCAGGCCTTGAAGAAGGGCCCGGAGCGCGAGGCCGGCCGGGTGGCGCTGGACGCCGAGGCCGCCGCGGTGGCCGCCGGTATGGGCCTGGACGCGTTCGAGTTCCGGATGCTGGAGCCGCACGAGATCGCGGCGGCGATGGGTTTCGACGCGGACTTCAAGGTGCCGTTCGGTTCGAAGCGGGCGCAGGTCCGGGGCTACGGGAACGCGGTGGTGGGTGCCGTGGCCGAGGTGATCGTCTCGGCGCTGGTCGAGGCCATCACCGGCGAGGAGCTGGAGCGGGCGGTGTCCGCATGACCGCCATGGCAACCGCACCCGTCGCAACGGACGGCCACCACGGCACATCCCGCGGCTACCGTCTCGGCTGCCGCGAAGACTGCTGCCGCACCCCCGAACTGCGCTACAAGAAGCGCCACCGCCGATTCGGGAAACTCACCGTCGACCCGGCGCCGGCCGTCGCCCACATCCGCACGCTTCTGGCCCAGGGCGCCACCCAGCAGTCCATCGCCGACGCCGCCGACACCTCCCCCGGCCAGATCTGGGCGATCCTGTCCGGTCGGCGCACCAAGATTCGCCAAGCCACCCGCGACAAGATTCTCGCCATCACCGCCGTAGAGCCCGGCGGCTTCACCAACGCCACCGGCTCCACGCGGCGGTTGCGGGCCCTGCTCGCAGACGGGCATGCCGTCGCCGACATCACCACCGCGGGCGGCATCGACGACGTCACCATCACCCGCATCGTCGCCGGCGCAAACGAGATTGTCCTCAGGCGCACGGCTGACGCCGTCACCCGCGCCTATCAGGTGCTGTCCGTGGATCCGGGCGCCAGCGTCCGCAACCGGCTGCGTGGCGAGCGGGAGAACTGGGCGCGGCCGGCCCACTGGGACGGCATCGACATGGACGACCCGGGCACCTTCCCCGACTGGACCGGGGCCTGCGGTACGCCACGCGGGCGGGACCGGCATCGCAAGCGGCGCATCTTGCCCGTGTGCGCGCCGTGCCGTGAGGCGCGCACGGCCGAGGACAGGGAGAAGGCCGCGTGAGCGCCACCGAGTACCCCACGTTCCGCAGCATCCCCGCCGTGCAGCAGCCCTCCGACCACGCCGCCACCCAGCGCGCACTGGCCCTGGCCCAGCGGGAGAACCGGCGGCTGGCCCGCGAGAACGAGGAGTTGCGGCAGCAGCTCGACCGCCTCAGCCACACACAGACGCCCGCACCGGGATCCCGGTGGACGCGGCCCAAATCCGCGCTGCCGCTGCCGTACCTCGGCAGGCAGCTGTGAAACCGGCCGTCCCGGGCCCACCCAACGAGCCCGGGGCGGCCACCCGCCAACCACGACAAGGAAACCAGACCATGACCATCACCGTCGGCCCCGACACCCCCACCGCCACCGACCCGAACTGCCAGTCCCCGAACAAGCTCCGCTTCGACACCGAAACCGACGCGCTCGCAACCGCCGCGGCCAAGGACGCCGAATACGGCGTCAGTACCCACGCCGTGTACGAGTGCACCGACCACTGGCACCTCACCACCCACCCCGAGATCAGCCCCAAGCCGCTGCGAACCTCCTCCAAGCGCATCGACGCCGCCGCGGTCACGTTCCCCAAGGCGCCGCTGCGGCCCAGTACCGACCTCGGCGCCGGGTTCGTCGTCGTCAGCCCCAAGGTCGCCGCGTACTGGCTGCTGGAGTTCAACACCCACAACCGCGGCATCCGCGGCGCCGGCGTGTCCGCGCTCGCCGTCGACATCATGACCGGCGGCTGGGACCTCAACGGCGAGAGCGTCAAGTTCTCCGCCGACCTGGCGATCCTCGACGGCCAGCACCGACTCAAGGCCGTCGTCGCCGCAGGTTCCCCTGTGCCGCTGCTGCTCGTCACCGGTCTCGAGCCGCTGTCGCAGGACACCATCGACGTCGGAATCAAGCGCTCGTTCGCAGACATCCTGAAGCTCGCCGGCGAAACCGACTGCGTGAACCTGGCCACCGTCACCGCGGCGGTCGCACGGTGGAAGACCGACCAGATCCGCGGCGCGAAGATCAGCCTGTCGGTGCCGGTCCTCAAGCGCGTGTTCCGCGACCACCCGGAGATCCGGGACGCAACGGTAGCGATCCGGCAGGTCCACAAGCGGATCGGGCCGGTTCGGAACTCGGTGGTCGGGCTGTCGTGGTGGCTGTTCGCCGGCATCAACCCCGGCGACGCGAGGTTCTTCTTCGACCAGCTGTGCGCCGGGACCGGCATGGGCGCGAACGATCCGATCTGGCGGCTGCGCGAGGTGCTGCTGAAGAACGCGGCGGCGAAGCGGAAGCTGTCGGCCGCCGAGATGCTCGCGCTGTGGATCAAGGCGTGGAACTTCTACCGCCTCGGCCAGGAAGTGCGGCTGCTGGCGTGGAAGTCCGGCGGCGAGCACCCCGAGGCGTTCCCGATCCCCCGCTGACCCCTCCCCCGCCGGGCGCGCCTTCCCCGCGCGCCCGGCCCCACCCCAACAACCAACCAGGAGAACCCGTGGCAGCCATTGACCTCGACGCCATCACCAAGCGCAACGCCGATGCCGTCGTCGATTTCATCACCCTGACGTTCCGTGCACCCGGCGAGACACCCGACGAGGCTCTTGCGCAGACCTTCATGAAGAAGGTCGTTGAGGGCCTCGGCGACAACAGCACCCTTGTTGGCGAGGTCAAGCGGCTGCGCGAGCAGCGGCAGAAGATCCGCGACCTCCACGCCCCGGCGAACTCCCACGACCCGGCCGCGCCCGGCGCAATTTGCACCGGCTGCTCGCTGCACGGCGCCCGCATCGACTGGCCGTGCGCCACGTGGAAGGCCACCGAGGACGGAGACCGGCCGTGACCATCGCCCTTTACCGCCAGAAGCCCGAGCCGCGCGCCGTGTACGAGGCCGTGCACTGGACCGGCGACAACTGCGCCGAAGTGTTCACGCTCCTCGGCCTGCCGCACCCCGAGCACGACCGCAACACCCAACACGACGAAATCACGCTCCCGGTCCGGGCCGGCGGAAGCAACGACACCGCCTGGGTCGACGACTGGATCCTCCGCGAAACCTCCACCGGCGACTTCAGCGCGGAAGGCGACGAAGACTTCCGCGCCTACTACGAGCCCGACGGAACCGGTATCCCGGCCTTCGCCTGGGGCCAGACCGTCAGCGCATGCACCGACAACGGCACCACCACCGTCACCATCCCGTTCGACAGCGGCGGCGACTGGACCGGCGACATGGTCCTCGACCTGGCCGACGTGCGGGTGCTGCACGACATGCTCGGCGGCCTGCTCGAGGAGGCCGGCGATGAGTGAGCCGCGCACCTTCCCCTGCCCCGTCTGCCGCCAGGCCGCCAAGCGGTCGCGCTGGACCGGCCGCATCAAACTGCACGTCGGGAACACCATCGGCGACCGCGTGTTCTGCAACGGGAGGACGTCGTGACCCGCGAGCTCAAGCCGTGCGGGACCCCGGCCGCTACCCGGCGTCATATCCGCAAGCGCGAGATCGCCGATCCGGCATGCCTGACGGCGCAGGCCAAGTACATGCGCGAGTGGCGTGCCGAACGGAAGCGCAAGGCCGCGAGCGCTGAGGCGGCCGGCGATGAGTGAGCGCCGCCGTCTCCGGCTGTCCCGCGCCCGCGGCTTCCGCCTCGCCGACATCTCCGACAACTACCGGGTCGTGTCCCGGCCATCGCACTTCGGAAACCCGTTCACGCTCGATTGGGCACGCCTCGGCCACGAGGAACTGTCCGACGATCAGCTTCGCGCGCACGTTGTCTCCGTCTACCGGTGGTGGCTGACGGATGACGCCTGGGCCGACCAGTTCCGCGACACGATTCTGCCGCCCCGTCGCACCTGGATCCTGGAACACCTGCACGAGCTGGCTGGCAAGGACCTCGCGTGCTGGTGTCCGGAATCAAGCCCCTGCAATGCGGACGTGTTGCTCGCCATGGCCCGCACAGAACAGGCGGCCACCCGATGAGCCGCGCACGCAACAGCATTCCGTCCCGGGCACAAGTCCTCGGCTGGAAGACCACGGCGATTGAGAACGCGCCCCACAACCTCCCGCAAGATCCGCAGGGATCATCCGGCTCAACGCACGGCTACACCCTGGCCGACATCGACCAAGCCGCGCGCAGCGGCATCGCCCGCAGCTACGGCTGGCACGCCAACGACGCCGAAGAACGCTTTGCCGTATCGCGCCTCGCCGTCCTCGAACACCTCTACGCCGCCACGGAACGGCCGCCGTTTCACGACCTCGTCAACGAAGCATGGCTCGCCGACCACCAGTTCGTCGTCGCAGAGATGCGCGAGCACGGCGTCAACAGGGCCGAACGCGGCGGTGGTACAACCACCAGCTTCGAACGCTACTGGTGGGCCGCGGGAGCGAACATCCCGTCGCCAGAAAGCAGCATCGTCGAACGCTTCGCCGTCCGCCAGATCATGCCGCTGCTGACCCCCAAGCAGACCGAAGCCGTCACCGCCGTTGCAGCGTTCGGCGACTACAAGGCCGCGGCCGACGCGCTCGGGGTCAAAGCGAGCGCGCTCGACATGCGCCTGAAAAAGGCCCGGGAAACCTTCAAGCAGGCATGGCACTCCCCCGAAACGCCGCGCCGTGAAACCACCCGCGACCGCCGGGTATGGAGCCGCACCGGCACCGGACCCGACGGCCGCCGTCGGCTGACCGAATCCGAAGTGCAGCACATCCGCGAACGGCACCTCGCCGGCGAACTCGTGCGCGACATGGCCGCAGAAGCCGGAATCACCCGCCAAGCGCTTCACGCACTGCTGCGCGGTGCCCGGCGCCCAGCAGCAGATACGGCAGGTGCCTGATGGACGCGATCACCACCGGCGAAGGCTACGCCAAAAGCAACCAGCCCCTCATCAAGGCACTCATCCGCCATGTCGATGCGCTCGCCAAGCACATGCCGCGGCAGCAGGCCGCAGGCTGGGTGTTCGCCACCGTCATGGCCGCATGGGCCGAAGACCACGGCCTCATCCCGCAGTCGCTGCGCGCCGAAGCCGCAGCAGCACGCAAGGAGCACCTGCGCGACGGGGGCACCAACGCCGGCTGGATCCGCCGGGCCTACGCCCGCCTCGGCGCACACCCATCGACCGCATGCCTGCTCGACCCCCGCTACAGCCCCCTGCCCGAACACGACGCCTGGACGTGGGAACCCCTCTCGGACCTGCTGGACTGGTGGGCCAACGAAGCACCCGACCTGGCATACCCGAACCCCGCCCAAGGGCCCGCGTCCATCACCGGCTGGATCGTCGCCGACCTGCTGCAAGGACTGTTCGGAGACCGCATCGCAGGCAACGCGTTCTGCCAGACGCCATGGTTCGTCGCCGACCTCCTGTGCGAACGCACCATCACCCCGGCCGCCGGTACGTTCCCGAATCGAACGCTACGCGTCATCGATCCCGCTGCAGGTGCAGGGCACCTACTCGTGTGGGCGTCAATCGGGCTACACCAGCTCTACACCGCGGGCGTCCCCGGCCGGCCGCCGGTCACCGCCGAGCAGTCCGTGCGCCGCATCATCGAAGGCGTCCACGGCGTCGAACTCGACCCGCTCACCGCGGCCGTCGCACGCCTGCGGCTCACCGTCCTCGCCGGAGCACTTCTCGGCGTGACGCCGCTACGGCTGGACCGCATCCCCGCATGGGTGCGGCCCCGCATCGCCGTCGGCAACTCGCTGCTCGCCGGACTCGACGACCCCAACCCTCCCGGCACGGTCATCGACGACACCGCAGACTACCCGGGCATCCTCGCCCGCGGCACCTACCACGCCGTCATCGGAAACCCGCCGTACAAGGTTATTAATGATGCTGTGGTTCGCGAAGCCGTCCGCACTGCCTACCGGAACGTGTGCCACGGCAAGTTCCCCGCCAGCGTGCCGTTCGCCGCGCTCATGTTCGAACTCGCCATCCGCGGCGATGGAGAAGTCCCCGGCCTTGTTGCCGTGGCTCCGGAAAACCTTGTTCAGGACGCCCTGTTCGAGTTGCCGTTCGCATCAAAAACGCAGGTCGGGAGCCTGTCGTGACTGTTGGCAACCTGAACGGTGGCAACGGGTGCGCGCGGCCGGCGCGGTCAGGACTCGGCAGCCCCGGACTCCCGGGCGATCCGGCGCAGCTCGCGCTTGTGGGCGGCGATGGTGGCCGCGACGTGCCGGCGGATGTCGTCGGAGCGGTTGGTGCCCATCGCTTCGCACGCCTCGCCGTAGTCAGCCCACATCTCGTCGGTCAGGCGGATCAGGCGTCCGGGCGTGGCTTTGCCGCTGGTCACAGGCGTGTCGTCCTGCTGCATAGACACAGCGTAGGCACTGCACACGCAGCCGGTCCAGTTCGTGATCTCCATTGCCGTGGTCATCCGGTCCCCCAACGTCTCTCCAATGTATATACAGCGTAGCGCCTGACGCGCTAGGATCTCTGTATATACGGCGTAGATACATCGTGCACCACGCGGAGACCACTTGCAAGAACGCTGACACCTTCCGCAAGGCCAGCTCGCGCCCCTCGGGGTCGCACCCAACACACCGATCGACACGGGAGAAAGCACACCACCCATGGCCCGCACGCACGGACGCCTGTTTTGCAGCATCTGGGATGACAACGACTTCCTGGCACTGACCCCCGAGGCGAAGAACGTCTACTCCTTCCTGCTCTCGCAGGAGGACTTGAGCCACGCGGGGACGATCATCATGCGTGCGCCGCTGTGGGCGGAGATGATCGGCTACACCGATGAGCAGACCGACGCAGCGCTCAACGAGCTACACGACGCCCGGTTCGTCGTCACCGACCGCCGGCGGTTCGAACTGCTGGTCCGGTCGCTAATCCGCCGCGATGGCGTGTACAAGCAGCCGAACGTCTACAAGTCGGCGATCGACCACATCTACATGGTGAAGTCAAAGGCGATCCGCGCCGTCCTGCTGTCGGAACTGACGCGGCTAGACGAGTCGGGGATGAACGCGGAGATCCGCAAGGTCCACCACGGCGTCATCGACTGGCTCCGTGCGAACTCCGGGGATCCCTCGCCGAACCCTTCCGCTAAGGGTTCCGGGAACCCTTCCGGGAACCCTTCGGCTAACCCAGATTGCCCCGTTTCTGAAATCAACGGTTCCGAGGGTGCCACCACAAGGGCCATGTCCGAAATCCGCCAGGATTCCATGATCGCACTCTCCCTTGTGGATAACGACAACGCCGCAGGTGAGGAGCATCTTTCTAAGGGTTCCGGGAAGGGTTCCGGGAAGGGTTCCCTCGCGCGCGCGTTTTCCCCTTACCCCCTTCCCCTTACCAAAGAAGAACCTTCTTCGTCCGCGACGGCTACGCCGATCGCAGACAAGCAGAAGGCCTCCAAGTTGAAGCGGACCCAGAAGCAGGACCCCGGCACACCGCGCCCCGACGTCGAAGCCCTCTGCACGCGCCTCGTCGAGCTGATGGTCGGCAACGGCTGCAACCCGCCCGACATCAGCCAGGCCTGGCGTGACGCCGCCCGGCTGCTGCTCGACAAGGACAAGCGCGATTTCGGCAAGGCCATGGCGCTGCTGGAGTGGTGCCAGGCCGACGAGTTCTGGCACACCAACATCCACTCCATGCCGACGTTCCGCCGGCAGTACGAAAAGCTCCGGCAGAAGGCGAACGCCGAGTGGCGCCGCAACCACGCCGCCGTTGACGTGCTTTCCGCCGCTGGTGCCGTCGTCGAGCCGTACTCCGGCGACAACGTCGTCGCGATCCGCCCGAACATCCCGGCACCCCGTCCATCCACCACCGACCGCGCCGTCGCCTCAGGTGACATCGCCCTGGCCGAGTTCCGGCGCATAACGGGACGCACCGCATGACCCACGAGACCATCACCGACGAGGAAACCAACCGGCTCCTAAAGGAAGCGGCGATGCGCGACCAGCGCACCATCGGCGCCACCGACATCGCCGCCTGGTACACCGACCTCAACGTCGCCCGCGTCAACTACGACGACGCCCTGGCCGCCGTGTCCCGCTACTACTCGATCCATTGGCCCAAGCAGTCCCCGGCCGAGCGATTCCGCCTTACCGCCCCGGTGCTGATTGAGCTCGTCCGCGAGATCAGGAACAAGCGGTTCGAGCAGGCGAACTTCGTGTACGAGCCCGACCCGGAGGAAACCGGCGCGCAGTACGTACAGCGGCTGCGCATGCAGCTCGCGGCCGTCGGCAACGGATACGCCCCGGCGCACTCCACGGCGGAACTGTCGCAACGCCCGGTCGCCGCGCTTGTTGCCGGCGTCGCCGAAGCCAAGCGGATGCCCGCCAAGGTGTTCAACCTGCCGGCCGACCGTCGTTTCGGGCCCAGGTCTCTGCGCTGCCCGAAGTGCTCGGCCGAGCCGCGGGCCCGCTGCACCACCGAGAACGGCAGGCCGATGCATGCGCCGCACCCGATGCGCATCGACGCGCACGCCGTGCAGATCGCCACCTGCCCCGAATGCCACGCCGCACCGGGTGACGGCTGCCGCCAGATGGGCGAGCCGTACCCGGGCGCGCACCCCGGCCGTGTCAAGGCCGCCGCCGAAGCCATCCGAGCCACCGAAGGAGCCTGATGAACGACATCATCCCCACCGGCCTCAAAGACCTGGACCGGCTGCTCAAGCCCTGCAACCTCATCGTCATCGCGGGCCGCTTCGGCCACGGCGCCGACATCCTCGCTACGAACATCGCTAGGAACGCCGCCGTCAACGACGCCGTCCCCACCCTGTTCACCAGCTGCTGGAGCGGCATCCAGGAGATGGCGGAGCGCCTGATCGCGGCACAGGCCGGCGTTCCCCTGACGCGTCTGGCGAACAACAAGCTCACCGCCGACGACGAGACGCGCATTGCCCGGATCGCCGACCGTATGGAGGCGGCGCCGCTGTTCCTCAACGCTGACAAGCTCACCGTTACCCAGATCGCCGAGCACGTCGCAAAGACCGGTGCCCGGCTCGCCGTCATCGAGGGCGCGCACCTGCTGACTGACGAGGAGACGCCCGAGGACCCGGAGCACCGTGCCGACATCCAGGCGTGCGCGCTGAAGCGCCTGGCCATGACCGCCGGAATTCCAGTCGTCGTCTCCGTAGCGCTTCCCGGCCGTGCCGGACGGCCGGCCGATGCCGAACCTGTCCTGCGCGACTTCGACTACCGGGACCCGTACACGATGCCGTCCGACGCGGTCATCCTGGTTCACCGTCCCGACCAGGTCAGCAACACGCCCCGCGTCTGCGAGATCGACATCGTCGTCGCCAAGCACCGCAACGGGGTCGCGTTCAGCACGACCGCCTGCATCCAGCCCGAGTACGACCGCATCATCGGTTTTCACCGCGACGGTGCCTCGTGACCGGCCAGGGCGACGGCGCCCGCATGGCCGCCGGCATAGCCAGCATCGCCGCGCACGAACGCGCCCAGCAGGCCGCCGCACGCCTCGACGCTGAACGCGCCGCGACACGCCCCGCACCCCCGGAGATCACCGGCCGGCCCGGTCGCGACGCACGTATCGCCGCCGAGAAGGTCCGCTGCCCGTTCTGCAAGGCCTCCCCCGGGCAGCCGTGCCGCCGCGGCCTGAAGGTGCTTCAGCCGCACCCGTCGCGCGTGGAGACCGCCGCGGTGGTTGCGGTGGCCGAGCGGGCAGCCGCGGAGCAGGCCGCGGGCGGTGGTGTGTTGTGACCGCCGCCGAACTTGCCGCAGCCCTCGAGGTGGAACGTGCGCAGCCGACGCCGCGGCTGCCGAAGAAGCCGACGTTCCCACCTGTGACCAATGCCGACGCGGCACGGCACCGGGCCGAGCTGCTTGCCGCCCTCAGTAACGCCGCCTGAACCCGACCGACCCGACCGAACCCGAAAGGCCCGATCATGACCGAGATCCGCAACACCACCGCCGACATGACCGGCCCCGACAGCATCGACCGGCTCGTCTTCCTCCTCGAAGGCATGTCCGGCCGCACCGACGACTTCATTGCCTCCCAGGAACGCGCCGGCCAGCAGCAGCTCGTCGCCTCCCAGATGCTGCCCACCGATACTTGTGGTACCGACGCCGACTTCCTCGCCGCCGGCTTCACCTTCGGCGAGCCCGTCGCCGGCGATCCCATGTTCCGTCCCGCCACCCTCCCTGCTGGCTGGACCAAGACCGGCAGCGATCACGACATGTGGTCGTACATCCTTGACGAGCGCGGGCGCCAGCGCGTCGCGATTTTCTACAAGGCCGCGTTCTACAACCGCAGCGCCCACATGCGCCTGGCCACCGTCGCCGGCTACCTGCAGGGCCACCTGTACGGCGACTGGGATTTGGAGTCCGACGACACCTGGGCCACGCCCGAGGCCATCGTCGAGGCCGCGTTGAAGGCGGCTGCGAACCTCCAGGAGGACGTCGACCGGTACACGGCGTGGCTGTCCGAGGAGGCCAACGGCCGTGCCGCACACGCCCGCAAGTACCTGCCGGAAACGGCTGAGCGGCGCGCTAAGTGCCTTGCCGTCGTGGAGCGGTTCGCGCCGAGCGTGCAGGACGGTGCGTGATGTCCGCCCTGTTCGCCGGCGTCCCCGAAGACCTCATCGCCCTTGAACTCGAAAGCCGCGGGATCCAGGCAGAGCTCGACGAGTATCCGGGCGCCTGCACTTACGAGCTGGATGCCCACAAGCGGGTTATTGCCGCCCACCCGTGGCTGGTGGAGCGCCGCACGGACTGGCGCGAGGCCCGCAGGGTCCTGAAGGCGGCGGCCGACAAGTACGCGGCGCTGTGGGCCACGGCCGAGATCACCTGAAGCACGGCCCACAGCTCTCTGACCTGCAACCCAGGAACACCAACCCCCGACACGAAGGACAAAACGACCGTGAACGACACCACTCCCGAGGCGCGGACGGACCGTGCCGAACGCATCAGCAGCGAAAGGCTGCGCGAGTTCCGCAACTACTGGGTTGCCGACGGCCACCCCATCGTCGGCGAGCTGCTTGACGAGGTCGAGCGGCTGTACGCCGAGCAGGACGCCACCGAGGTTGAGATGCAGTACCGCGCCACAGGCCTCCGGGTCACCGTCGGCATTGCCGAGGAGGACGTCCTCGCGGGCGGCTGGGACGGCTGGGAGCTTGAGCAGCGCGCCGGGCGCTTCGGGCCGTGGGAGCCGGTCGACGTCGCGAAGGTGGTCGCCCGATGAGCGCCCCCATCACCCTGACCGGCCGTCTCGGCGGCACCCCGGAGCTTCGGTTCGCCCAGTCCGGCAAGGCAGTCGCGACGTTCTCCGTCGTTACTGACCGGCGGCAGTTTGACAAGCAGACCAACGAGTGGACCTCGACGGGAACCACGTGGTGGCGCTGCACGGCGTTCGGTGAGCTGGCCGAGAACCTGTGCGAGACCTTCCCCGACAAGGGCGCGGCGGTGATCGTCGTGGGCCGGGTCGAGGAGGAGTCCTGGGAGGACAAGAACACCGGTG